ATGTTTGCTTATTCTCAGTCACAACCTACCCCTGTGTGTTAGTGGTGTTAACCAGAGTATGGAGTAACGGCATTGTTACCATTAAGCGCCATATCCAAATCATCTGTCAGGAAACGCCAAGTCCTAGTGCCAACCTCAGTCGCATATTCTGCATCTGGCGGCCCTTCAATAAAGGCGTTGCTTGCTTGGTGCAAGTCCGCCCCGCTCTTATCCTTGACAAGCACGGGCACAACACCGGCGTTAGCAACCTCATCGGCCAGCATGATACCAGTGAGGAAGGCGTTATCATCCGACGATGCCATAAGGCTAACCTCGATATAACCGCTTTTATCATTTGATTTGCTTCTAGTGCCCTCGCCACCACTGCCAACTTTTAGGGTGAACGTTCTGGCATTCCTGCCGACTTTTACCTTTGTACCATCGGCGGCCCCTGTCAGCTTCTTTCCAAAGACAATGATATCAACCTCATCAACGTCATATTCTTTCATTCCATACCTCTATGGTTTTTGCGCTGCGTTATACGGTGACTTTGCCCTGTACCAACGTCGCATGAATGGCCCCGGCAATGCGCCCCAAAAATGTCATGCCCTTAAAGTAACGGTTAGCCCGATCAGCTGCAAGCGTTTCATCAACACCCGGCACGCCAACCCTAAAACCCTGGTTGCCAAGCGTAGAATCAAAGCGCAGGAATTGAGTTTTAATTCCAAGCTTTAGCACCTGCCTAACCACTGACTCAACAATGGTAATGCCACCATCATCAAACGGGATTTTTTCATTGTTGACCATTGCGCTATAGACACCCTCAGTCATTCTAGCGGTAAGCCAATCAATTCCCATGATGATATCAATGAATTCGCCGCTTGCAACCTTACCCTCAATCGCAATGCTAGCCCCACCAACCGAGACATAGCAGTTCATGTTTTTACCGCCCACACAGTCAGGGCCAACACCCCTAAGAGTGTTGTATTCCGTGGTAGTGAGCGCATCGGCAGATACCCCAATCAACGTTTTAAACTTCCAAGTTGCAGTTGAAATATCTAAGTCCGTGGGGAACATGCGACCGAACCAAGCAAATTCCGCATAGGGGTCTGTGTCAACCCAGTAAGGCGAAACCAGCCCTTTGTCAGCGTCCTTTTTAAACATGCCGAAGGTGCGAGTGTAGCCAAGACCCTGAAACACACTAGCAAGGTCTGTCGTCTTGGTGGGGTTGGGGATATCAACGTTGCCACTGGAATAGCCAAACAACTTGTAAGGGTCTGCCGTTTGCGCCCACGCCGCACACTCAGCAATAAGCGTGGGGTCACGGTACACAGTAGCCAGCCCGTACCAGTCGTTATTTTCATCCGCGATAGCGCCTAACGCCACTGCCGTTGCCTCTGTCTTGGTTGACTTGCCAATTTCCTGCTTAGCGTCTAACTCGATACCCCACTTGCCGACAACAGCAACCGGGGGTTGCACCTTATATTCAGATTCACCAGGGGTATAGGTGGTGGTATAGGGGGTGCCTGAGGCAATCGCGGCAGCAAGGGCGCTAGCGATTGTAACAGGAGTATCACCGCCAATAGCGAGGTAGGCAATGCTATACTCGTTTTCACCGTCCTCAATGGTCACAGTATAGGTAGCGCCAACGGTTGCAACAATAACCTCGCACTCAACCTCAGAGGCTTGGAAGCTGCCAATGTAGAGCGTGGGCGGCGCAATGTCTGGCCCGAAATAGGCAGATGCCCCCAAATACTCAGGGCTAGTGCTGTCAAAATCGTCAAGAACATCATCAGCCGACGTATAGCTCTTGACCCTGCTTGTGAAGCCCGGCGCAAGAGTCAACATTAGCAGGATACCAAACCCCGCCTTGCTAAGCCCGCTAACACCCCGTGCGATGTCAATGGTAACTATGTCCTTTTGCATTCCCATGATCTAACTCCCAACCGTTATTGTTGTGGTTGTTTCGTTTATTGTACCAACAATGTCAACACTTTCAATAGTCTGTGTTGTCGATTGCTCATATATCGCGGACCTACAAAACAGATCAATTTGCACCCGCTCACGGCTGCCCGCGTCTAACAATTGGCCTAAATTGATTATACCATTATCCCTAAAAATAGCAATCGAAAAGCCAGAAACGCTTTCTGCAATATCAAGCATAGAAACACTTAAGACAAATTGCGTGCCAAGCAACCGGCTTGACACACTTATATCACACCCAATGCCAGCCACAGCCTTAGCAGCCCCGCTAAGCGCATTGACGGCAGCCACCAGCCCAGCAACAATGGCAGCCTTTGAGGTTGCAGCTAGGCTGGTATACAGCGCGGTAGCGCCATCAACAACGATACTATAGGCAGTCAGTGGGGCCACTGTGCTAACATCAATGCTCTCAACCTGCCTACGGTACAACCCTGCCCGCTGGGACTGGATTTTGTAGGCTTTTCTAACTTTTTCAATCGCCACGCCAGCCCCAGGGCCAAACACCTGAATGCTTGTGGTAAACTCTGCAAGGAATGACGTTATGATAGTTGTGCTATCAGTACCGCTAACCGGATTTTTTGAATGGTTGCCAATGATTCTTGGCCCGTCAATCTTCATTGTAGCAAAGAGCCCGCTAGGCTGTGGCGCTGCTTGGTCTTGCCAATAGACATTGGCAGCGCCAACACCACTGGCATTGGCAACCCAGAGCCTAAGCAATTCCGTTATATCTGCAAAACCTAGCACTTTATGATAACCTCATAATGCGGAAGGTGTAGAGCATCCCATTTGTTGACTTGCCAAACGTCAAAGTCCTTACCATTATACGCAACTGAGTCAGCTTGCACACCTTCTGCCACCGTCTTTAGCTCTGTGGCTGTAAAGAGCTTTACCACACATGCAGCCCGCCTAAGTTCGTCCGGTAGGTTCTTTAGCTCACTGGTTTTTATGGGTTGAATGCTCGCGTCAATTGTAAGGGTGGTGGGGGTGTTGGCGACAAAAACGCCCTTGACATTTGCACCACCAGCGTAGCGAGTAACAACCAACTTTTTAAATATTCCAGATTGGGTAAAGGGGTTAAACACTATGTAACCACCTTAAACGTAACTGAGTTACGCATTCTGCTAGATTCGATAAGTGGATTGTCTACGCCTTTGCGCTTGATAGTGCTGTCAGCGTTTGGGGGGTAGTTAATCGAGGTTATCATATCTTTTATATCGCTTTCAATTTCTGACCCAAGCGTTATAAGCACTTTCTCCGCTGTTGTCCTACCAGCTAACATGGCCTTTAGACCCTGCTTTAGAATACCGTCATACTTGGCGCTAAACTTATCAATGGTTGACCTAAAGAAAGAGCGCTCTGGGATAATCCAACCATCGCCATCTAGGTCAGTTTTGCCCTCAATTTCCCTAACGCCATACTCGTTATAGATTGCATACTCTGCAACTATAGCATCAAAAATCCCAACCAACACCTTGGCATGATGCACTAACCTAAGTTGCTCAAAGAGCGAATCCTGCTTATCCCTGTTATCCCTAGTTTTCAGAGCCATTAACGTTGTCCATTGCGCCATTAACGTTGTCCATTGCGCCAATAACAAAATTTGGTTGTGTTATTGTGGTATCAAGCGTAGACTCTTCTATCTCTGCAACTGAAATACCACCAGCCCAAGGCGCTGGTACTGAGCTAGTTGATGCGGTTTCCCTAATGGCAGCCGCTAACGCTAGGTACTGAGACGCTAGTTGGCTCCACTTAACGTCAACGCCACCGACCTTTTCGTCCGGCCTCTGGGAGTATTCAGCCGCTAGGCTATCACATAGCTTGGCCGCTGTTTCCGTTTCATCGGCCCCACACAGCGCAAGCTGTGCCGTTATTTCCTCGTTTGAAAACTTGGCGGGCTCTGTCTTGTCGGATATCGCAAACCTAATCCGGCTTACAGCGTCTGCTAAATTGTCATCATAGGAGAATGACACAGTGAAGCCCCTAAGGGGCCACCAGCCCCGCCCGAGCTGGTGGCCCCTGTTGTTGTTTGCTCTTAGGCGATACAATCGTACATGTAAGTACCCAAGTCAGATGCCGTAACTTTCATATCAAGGGCGCTTTCTCCCTCGATACGGTCACTGGACAAGTTTTCCATGCGGAATTTCTTAACCCTAATGCCTTCGGCATTGTTGGCCCCAAGGTAGCCGGTCCAAGCGAAGCGATAGCCCGCGCTGGGCTCCTCTTTGCTAGGCATGTCATTGGGGTTTGTGTAGCACATAAGGGCTGTCTTGCTAACGAAAAACGCCATGCTATCGGCAGCACCTTGAGCAGCCGTGTTATAGACGCCCTTGGCAACAATGATTTTCTCAATTTCAAAAATCTGTTGCAGGAGTTCAACCGTCAACACCCGCTTTTGGCTAACGCTCATTCGCGCCAAAATATCAGGATGATTTTTCAGCGCCCGGAAAACATCGTCACCAATCATAAGCCGGTTGGGCTCTTTGCCCGTGGCTTTCAGCATCGCGCTACGATAGGTGTCAATGTCGGTAATGGGGTCACTGTTGTTGTAGTCACTCCATTGCACAAAGTCCTTGCCACCGCCGCTGGTTCCGCCCTGCAAGTCGGTACCCCACACACCCGTCTTGACGAAATTGTCAATAAAGGTTTGTTCGCGCAACAATGCCAGCTTTGCAGCGATAAAGCGCGCCGCTGCTTTCTCAGGGTCAAGCACGGGATTCTCGAAGTTAGCGCGTGCCTCATCGCTAACGTCATGATGGCGCGCCCAAAGGTCGCAGTAGTAAGTGCTATCCGTATCCACTGTGTAGCCCTCACCACCGGCGGACTCAGTGCCGGGGGCCCTGAGCTGTGCATCCGAGCGGAACCAAGCACCCTTAGGGTACTTGACATATTTTCCGCCCTGCTTTTTCACTTTGACCATTGGGAACATTTGCGTATTAGCAAAGTTCTTTTCGTTCTGCATGTACATGACAGCAAACTCGGTAAGCGGCTGATTTACATACAAGTCGCTGGGTTGCGGATTGGCCATTTTTCCTACTCCTTATTTGTAAAGCACAGCGCCAAGTTTGTTGAACATAGCGCGAATAACGATCCCCGCGCCGCTAGCAGCTTCCATAGCCTGAGCAATGGGGCTGTTGCCCTGCAAAGGGTCTTGCACACTGGTGTCAGTGGTGTCAACGTAAGAGTAACTACAGCTAGCAGCGCGCCCCGCGTCGGAGCTGCAAAGCATCGCATTTTCCGACAACGCCTCATGGGCAACCAACATACTCATTCCGAACATGCGGACGTTGGCAACCTCGCCAAGCGCGGGCTTGTTCTGCAAAATGCCTAGGCAATCCTCACCGGCCTTGCTTTGCAGCTTGATAACCCCGGTGTCCAATTCCACAAACTGGTATTGAGCCCCGGTCAAGTCCTCACCGGCAGCGTACAAACTACAGTCTACAACCTGCCCTTGCGTGGTAGCCATTAGCGTTTGCCTCCATTAGCCCGCTCAGCCTCATAATCGGCATAGAGCTTGGGGTTTTTCTCGATAACGGCAGCCGTAGCAGCCGCGCTGCTAAGCTTGTCGTCTTTCTCTTGCAGTTCACCGGCGGCCTTTTGAATCGCGCCCCAAGCGCCACCACCAGGGATGCCCTCGTTAGCGCCAATCTCCTTAAAGAGGGTGCTAGCCTTGGCAACTTCCGTAGCGGACTTGAGGATACGGCACAACTCAGCAATGCCAGCCTCATCAACCTTGCCGTCTTCGGCGGCCTTCATAATCGGGGCCAGCTCATCGGGCTTAGCAACGGCTGCAAAGCCCGCGCATTTTTCAACCCATAAACGGAGCCGGTTGTCGTCATCCATCTTGGCAATGGCTTCAAGCGCCTTCTTGTTTTCAGCTTGCACCGTGGCCCGGCTGTCCCAAAGGCTTTTGATAACAGGGGCAAGCAGGCCGTCAACTGCCGTAAGGTCAAGGCTGCCATCGGCCTTAATAACGGCACCAGAAGCAACAACGGACTTTTCAACCTCGTCCTTAGGGGCTTCGCCCTTGGGTGGGTCAACCTTCGGGGGGTCTGCCTTTTCGGCTTCAAAACCGCCAAGGTCTGCAAGCACCTTAATAACGTCATCGGGCATTTCGTCCTTATGCGCCAGCAGCAACTTTAGAGCCCCCTGAATAGCGGCCCCGGCTTTCTCACTCACTTTGGCAGCCTTAAGGACAGCGTCAACCTTTGATTGGTCGTCAAGCTTTCCATTAAGAATGGCCTCCAAAATCCCTTTGTCCATTTTTTTACCCTCGCGTTTGATTAGAAGAAACCGTCTTTTGTTTGCTGGCTTATCAACTAAACTAGCTTCACCAACTAGTAAATCTTTGATTCTTGTTTTAGCTTTTTCAAGTCCCATGATAACCCCGCTAACAATGATTGTTATAACGACTGTCTAGCGGCAAACCCTCCAACGGAAAACCCGGTATACTTACCTTTCTTTATATCACCCCATAAATTATTGTCAAGCACTTTCACTACAAGCACCCAAGACCCTGCCTTTACTAAGGCTTTATTTATTGTGACATCCTGTGGCGCTATAAAACTTTCAACAATTTTAGTGGTTTTGCTTTCCTTGGAATGCTGCAACCCTATCATCTGAGAGTCGAGCATATAGGCATGGGCTGCTTTTTCGATTGTGGCAGCGTCAACAATCTCGCCCTGTGTGTCAACTTCCTCAGGCTCCATTAGGATGCCATACACAAGATGTTGCCCATCTGCTTTAGCCACAATGTTAGCAGAGTTATCAAAGACGGTACCTTCTACAGCCATTGAATCAAGCCACTCAGCAATGGCTGTATCAGCGTCAACGCCATTGTCAAGGGACAACATGCCTTGATAATCTTCACCAACGCTTGCGCCAAATTTTGTTACGGTAGCCAGTCGGTCAACCTCACCAAACTCATAGAGGAAGTAGAGCGTAGCCCCATAGTCTGGTTCCACAGCCTTAGCTACCGCCGTTTGCGTTTCCTCGCTACCACAAACGAATTCAACGAATTCAACGCAGCCAGGAGCCTCAAGCG